ACAATGCACGAATAAACCAACAGCACATCCATTAAAAATTTATATGACAAAATTAAATTCATTAGGTAATTTTAATAATACTTTAGCTGGTTTTGATCCTAAATTTTTATTTGATAAAGAAACTGGAAAAGACCTTATAACTAACGCTCTTGAATTAGAGGTAAAGGATTTAGATTATAATATTCAACTTACAGAGAAAGATTTGCAAGTTAAAGATGATGTAATTAGACTTATTGGATATGACCCGTTTGCTGGATATTCTAATTTTGACCAGAAGTTTTTATACAATGAGTTAATTACTTATCTTGATGAAGATTTATTAGATGATGCATTTAAGTTATCACAAATATTACAATTAGTTAATAATAATAACCAAATAAGAAAAATAGATTTGGTAATTGCTACTTTAAGTAATGATACCAAAACATTAATTTCAAATCAAGGAGAAATAAAATCTCTGTCTTCCACAAAAAGTCAAATAGTTGGAAGTACAGATAAAATTGCTAAAGAAAACTCTATTTCTGTAAAAAATCGAGGAGATAAAAAAACAGGAAAAAGTACATTAGGTAATATGATGAAAGATTTAAGAGAGTTGAAGTTTGATAAAGCAGAACAAGATTATTACGACATGTCAAAAGCATATGGAATGAAACAGGCAGCAGACATTAGCAATCAAAGTACACTTGATATTTTAAAATTTGATGATAATGACTTAGATCATATGTTAAAGTTGCAAAGAGAATTAATACAGGATTTACAGCAAAAAGAATTGGATTTAAACGAAAAAATAAGATTATTGAGTGTGGAAAATATAGAATTAAGAAATAAAAACGAACAATTGTAAAATATACGTGTGGAAAGAGGGTGATTTAGAATGGCACAAAAACGCTCAAAAGAATTATTATCAAGTAGAAAAATAGAAATATATGATAAGAATGCAGAAATCATTCAGTTTTGGAGACGAAATCCGGTAATTGCTTGTGAACAAATTTTGGGAATAAAACTGCTAGATGCACAAAAATACATGTTACAAATGACATGGACTGTACAATATTCTTCTTGGATGTGTAGTCGAAACTTTGGTAAAAGTTTTTTAGCAGGAATAATAATTATATTAAAGTTTTTATTATTTGAAAATCAACAAATATATATTATCGGATCGACGGGAAGCCAATCGCAAGAGGCGTTCAGGAAGATAGAAAATATTGCATTACAAAGAATAGCAAGTATTAAATCGTTGAAAGATATTTTTGCGAATGAAACTGTAAAAAGTCCTGCTTGTCAAACAGGGTTTTCTCATAATCCAGTATCTTTTACAGTATCTAGTTATAATGATAGTGCAATATATACCCTAAACAGTAAACCAGATAATAATAGAAGTAAAAGAGCGACTTTTGTGCTATTCTGAATAAATTTGATGAAAGTGCATTCTCAGATTCAGAATTATTGACATCTGCAATAGCATTTGCTACTCAGGATACAGATTTTGCTACATCTATAGATGAAGATTTTACTATGGATACTCAGAAAAAGAATTGTCCAACTCAATTATTGTTCGCTTCATCTGCAAATGATACTGAATGTTTATTCCATCAAAAGTTTAAAGATTATTCAATGAAAATGTTTATGGGAGCTAAAGACTATTTTACTGTTTCTATGCCTTGTGAAATTCCTCTTAATCCATTAATGAGTGGTAAACCACATCCACCACTACTTAAGAAGTCGCAAGTCGATGATGAATTAGCAGTTAATCGCGAAAAAGCCCTCAGAGAGTATTTTAATCAACCATCAAAAGATGGTGGTGATGAGCAAATGATTAAGAGAAGTCAAATAATTAGAAACTCCAATTTCCTTCTTCCTGAGTTGGGTAATACAACAAACAAAGATAAATATATTATTGGAATTGATACTGCCAGATCATTTGATAATAGTATTGCTACAGTAATGAAATTGTGTTTTGACGAAAACATTGGATATTATGGAGAAATAGTAAATTGCGTTAATTTAATAGATGTTGGTAAGAAGAAAAAAACTCCTATGAAAAGTCCAGATCAAATAAAATATATAAAACAAATGATTATTGATTATAATGGAATCGGTAATCCAGATTATGAAAATATTGTCGGAATTTTGTTTGATGCAGGAGCAGGTGGAGGAGGCGTTTCAGCTTTTGCAGATAATTTATTAGATGACTGGTATGATAATAAAGGTATCTTGCATAAAGGATTCATTGACAAAATTCATGAAATTTATAAAGAAGAGGTTATAAAATATCCAAACGCAAGTAGTATTTTAGAGCTAATTAATCCTAAAAAATACAGAAATATTATGTGCGAAGAATTATTAAAACTAATGGAATTAGATTTAATAAAATTTCCTAAAGAATATAATGGAAAAGGATATATAACTCTATCAAATGAAGACAAAAATGGAGAAATTGAATTTAGTAATAGAAACCTAAGTATAGATGAAGAAATTTCTTTGATTAATCTTGATATATTAAAAACCGAAACAACTGCTATTCATAGAATCAAAGATGATCAAGGTAATGTTTCTAAATACATTCTACCTCCAGATAAAGAAAGAATTATGCACGATGATAGGTTTTACACATTGATTTTAGTTGCTCATAAATTATTCGAATTAAGAAGAGAAAATATTACTAATAAAAGAGTAGTACAACAAGATATATCAACCCTCTCTTGTGTCTCCTCAGTATCATTTTAACAAACACAAACCAAATCACAAATAAGAATCGAGGTGAAACCAAAAACAATGACAAAAAAAACAACTCCTTACCCTCAACCCCCTCAAATATCCCCAACAGATGATATAGAAGTAATTCTATCCCAACCTGACCCCAACACAACAATAATCACAACATCATCTTCAATGTCTCAATCATCCTCAACCCTCTCATCCCTAATAGAAAAAGCAACATATGATTTCCAAAATAAAGATCATATCTATTCTCGTCTCCTCTCAACCTTAGATTCAGGAAATCAAATTCTTTCTCAAAAAGATTTAGATTATTTAGCATTAAATCCTCAAGACAATCTTGAAAAAATACTTAGAATTAATCAACTTGCAAAATTTTACATAAATAAAGATGATTTAATTGGTAAAGTATACGAAACAATTGAAAGTAATGTTAATACTGATATTAAAATTAATTTCCAAGAATTACCTAAAGCAAAGAGGAATAAAAATAAAGAACGTCATCGTGCAGAAGAATTAATTGAAAATTTTAATACTCAAATAAATATTAAAAATTTATTGAGAAAATCAATTCCTATGACTTACATTGAAGGAAATTACATTATGTATTTAAGAAACAATAATGGAACATATGTTGTTGATTATTTTCCTTTAGGAGTAGCTGAAATTTCACCATATGAAATTGATGGAGAGCCGATTGTTATAATTAATATGAGTGAATTAAAATCAAGATTAGTTGCGGCAGGATATACAAATAGAAAAGGCAAATCTTTATTTATGGGAACAATTGAAGATGAAATTAAAGCAAATTATCCAGATGAGGTTTATCAAGCTTATATTAATAAAGAGAAGTATGCTAAGTTGAATCCTGAGAATACTGGGGTATCACGCCAAGGGAATTTAAATGGAAGATATGGGTTGACACCGACATATCGGGCCTTGAGTCCACAGTTAATGCTTGACGTATTAAGCAATACTGATAAGAATAATGCTGCTGCCAAAGGGAAAAAGATTATCGTGCAAATAATGAGAAAAGAAATGATAAAAGACGATGGAGATTCCTTTGCGTCTGATAAATGGATGTTAGCGCATAGTGAACTTATGAAGGCGTGGAAAAATCCAGTGGTAGTATATACTGCTCTGCCTTTTGTAGAAGACATGAAATATGTTGAAAGCAAAACAGATCAAATTCCTATTGAAACTATAAACTATTATAAGAATAAAGTTTTAATGGCTTTAGGCATAAGTTTTTTATCTGTAGAAAATAAAACCTCTTATGTAATATCTGAAATTAATATCAAAGAACTTATGAAGACGATTAACAAAATAAGTTCCCAAATTGAAGATGTGCTTGTCAAATTCTATCGAGTTTTATTAAGAGATAATGGCATTGATACAGTTTTTACGCCTAGTGTATCTATTTCAAATTCAGAATTATTAGAAATGGAAATCAAACTCTCTCTTATCGACACATTATTTAGTAAGCTTGGTGCTAGTTTTAAGACGGTTTATCAAATTGCAGGATATGATTTTGAGGCAGAAGTTCTTCGCAGACAAGAAGAAAATGAATTTGAATATAAAGATCCAGAAACTGGTGAAACAATGTATGGAATGCAGAATATCTTCAGTCCTCGCCTAAGTGCCTTTACTGTTTCTGGAAAAGATTTAACCGACGACAAAGACAAATTCGAAAAAGATAAGCCGAATAAAAACAAAGACAAGAAAATTGCAGACAAGAATCGTTCAGATAGTAATTTAAGTGACATTTAAGGTGGTTAACAATGAAAACAACACAAGAAATTCAAGACAGAATTTTTGAGTTACAAACTCAATCAAACAAAAAGAATAAAAAATGGATAGAACTTCAAATACATACCTTGAACTGGGTGTTAGATGGAGACAATGCTTATTTTATAACCGTTGAAGAATTGCAAAAAGATGGTATCAATATTGAATTTGGTTGATTTAATCAATCACTAACATATTATCATATTTAAAGGAGGTGAAAAATGAATAAGGTAAATTTTAATGCAAATATAATAGCATTATCTGAAAGTG